GGCTGCGCGTCTATCCACTTTTCCTCTGGCGGCTCTGGAATTATTGAATGTGTAAGCGCTAGTTGTGGGAAGTACTGCATTATCTCTTTTGCCTGTGGGTCAGAGATATTTAGTGTTTCCCATGTTTTTAGTAACTTTATTATGGCGTTACCAACTCCTACCTTTACGCGTGCTCCCTGCATTTGCGCGCGTATCCAGTCATAATCTACTTCAGGCATTTCCGTCTACCTCCTTTGGAAGACATTTTGCACACATATCTGGTGATGCGCCACGACCAACATCGTCAATTGCACGGGCGCAAAGAGTGCACTTGACTCCTATATCCTTTACCTTGTATCCTTCGAGTTGGCGTTTCTTATTTCTTTCCATTTTTTCAAGGTAAAGTTTATCAAGCACGTCGTCTGTTCCACCAGCTGCAACGATTATGTTTGCAACAAAGTGTAGAACGTCGACTGCCTCCTTTAGTATTTCCTCGTGGTCTGCGTATGGTTTATCATGTTGCCATGGCTTCCATGATATTGCCTGACGCATTTCAGCAAGTTCATCGTCAATTGCAAGCATGTTCCAGCGCATATACTCTACAAGACGCCGTATGTTTGCTTCCTTATCGCCGCTCATCTCTTCAAAGTTAATGAAGTAGACCTTAGACTGAAGGTCCTTTGTGCGAGATATCCAGTTATTAAACAGTATTCCCATATTTATCCTTTCACCGCATAGAGATCTAACGCGTCAAACATGGATACTGCCGCGTCTCGACGTGATGGTACTGCCTTTATGTATTCATCTCTTTGCGCATGCGCAAGATCTACACGTGCGTCAAGAGAAAGCGTTTCTATATGTGATGCAAGATAAGCCCATGATTCTCCAATAGCTTGACTTTCTCGCCAGTCAGTAGCTACAGGTGTTGACGCGTTTAGCGACTGCAGTAGACGGTAACTCCACCATGTACCTCCTGTTTGATATGGACTAATTAAGGAACCTATACCAGACGCTATCTGTGTAAAAACATCTTCATCATTCCAACCTTTATGCCACTTCATCGGTATTGACTGATATGCAAGCATTCCTGTAGTTTCCTTAGTCCAGCTTGTGTTGTAGTTTTCAACTACCCACTTATCACGCTTTTCAATCTCAAATGTATCCTGTGGAGTTATTAGATATGAATCTAAGTTTATTGGACGTAGGGACTCAGTTGCTCCAGTCGGAAGCTGTGAAATTATCTTTCCTGTTCCAGACCAAGGAAGAGAAGGATAGAGAGTAACTGGCCATGTTTCATAAAGTAGATCGTTTATTACGTCGGTAAGATTTTGCGCCATTCCAGGAACTACCGCATATGAATATCCCTTGCGGTACGAATAAAATGGTTTTACTAAGTTATCCGGTGTCTTACTTACCGCGCGTAGACTTGCGGTTATGCGCGTTGGCTCTGGTGCATCTATAAATAACTTTAGCTTGTCTGATCCTTTTAACAAATCAAGTAGATTTAACGCGCCGTAGGCTCTGTTTGCACTTAAACTTGTTACAGGGCTAAGTCCTACAAGAACTAAATCGTATTCTTCTATATCATTTATGTTCCATGATATTTCTGGATCACACTGAACTACCTCGTGACCGTTAGCCGTTAGAACTTGCTTAATAACACCTGCAAATGATAACGATCTTTTGTTTGCCTCAGAAGATGCGTGAGGCGCACTCATTCCTGTGATAAGTATTTTACTCATGCGCGGGTACCGTCAGCATTTCTTTTTAGTCCTTTGTCTTCCTTTATGGCTCTTTCAATAATACGGTTGCAGTGATCTACAAATGTGTCATATGAAGGTATGTATGGTTTTAACGCTGCGCGTTGAGCTTCAACTGCATTTACTAACTCGGTATCTGACATCTTCTCAACGTCGGCTATGGTTAACTTATACGCGTCACCAAGTGGATCACCTTCACCTTTGTCAGTTACAAGAATTGACCCAACATGTGCTGCATATAGGAAGCGCGAACGCCACCAACCTGAACCTGCGTGTGGATACGGAGGAGAAAGAATTCCCCAGTGCCTATTGTAAAATTCAAGAACATCTTTTTCAGTATCAAATCTTTGACCGCCTAGTTTACGTATAAGCTTACGGCTGCCAACAATCTCAACTGGCCACGTTAGATTTTTCTTTTCCAACCATGTATCGTGTGGCATTAAGGCGCCAAGAACCCACGCACGTGTTTTTAGTGATGGATTTAGAGGAGTTACTGGACTTAGAGTTGGAACTATAGTTGACGTTGGATCTAATGCCTCGATCGGACTAAGTGCGTCTGGCATACGCTTACGAACAATTGATCTGTCACCAAATGCGTACATTGGACAAACTGGAACCATGCCAGCACTCCAGCGATCCTCTAAAAGATCACGTGCGGCCTCTACAAGTTGCTTTTCATAAGGCTTAACCGTTTCATCGTTATCCATCATGTAGTAACGCTCGATGTAGCACTTTTTGGCTGCGTCTGGATTTATAGCACGCACACGTTCAAGTGCAGCCTCAACGTCGGCGCGACTAAAGTACGTTGCGCCTTCGTCACCGCGATGTTCTGTTCCAACAAGCAAATGCTTGTATAGCATTGCAGGCTTACGTATTAAAGCACGAGCGCCATTAAAGACTGTGTTAAACTGCCAGTCGTCAAAAAATCCTACACAAGGTATTCCAGATGAGAGAGCGTATAACGCACCCATGGCACCTTGTCGTCCGTTTAACGAGTTTAGAGGCGCAAGGTTAATCCACAGTACATCATAACTTGATAAATCTTCTCCTGGAGTTATTTTTCTCCAGTCAACATCATGACCTGATTCACGTAGTGCCTGCGCAATAGATGCAGGCACGTCAATCTTTTGGATTGTACGTTTATCAGTATTTATCTGTAAGGCCGTAAAGCCAGACATCAATACCTTCATACCTTTACTCCTCTCGTGCTAAGTATGTTCAGCACGTCACCTACGCATATTACACGTAGGTGACGACTAAACGCACTTAGAACGGAGACGCTGGAGGCGCTGCCGGTGCAGCTGCGGCAGCCGCTGCAACTGGTGCAGGTGCTGGAGCAGGTGCAGGTGCTGGTGCCGGTGCAGGCGCTGCGGCTGCTGCCGCTGCGGCTGCTGCTGGAGCAGCGTAGTACATCTTGATTTCGTTCTTCTTATTTCCCTGCCAGGTACGTGATCCTACCTGTGCACGGAATGAACGTCCTTTTAACGCAGCTTCAATTTGTGCGTTTGAAGGATTAGATCCAAAGAACTCGCGGCCAAGACCAAGAGCTCCCATCTTACGGAAGAACATACCAAGCGCTGCAGAGTTATCTGGTGTTACAACTAAGTTGTCCCAGATTAGTCTCTTTGCGTGAGCGCCAGTTGTTACCTGTGCCTTAACGGCAAACATGGTCTTGCCTGATTGCGAGACCTTTGCAGTTGCTTCCAGGACAACGAGATCATAGTCGCCGTCTGGTAGCGGTTCATAACTTGCTGATTCGCCTGCGTCTTTTACGAGGTCGCCCCAGTTTAGTGTACTCACTTATTACCTTCCTTTATTGTTTAGGTGTTGTTTTTGGACCGAACACAATGTCAAGCATACGCTCAACACTGAGATTCTGTTGCTCAACGATTGCGCCAAGACGACCTTGCACGCGTTCGCCAGCTTCATATTCATTTGTACGTTCTACGTACATGCGCCGCACTTTATAAGGTGGTTGCAGTGGATCTGGATTTGGTACAGATTCAACTGTCAACGCTCCAAGAATATCGTAGAAATACGGTGCTTGGATTGCAAGCTGTCCTTGTAAATATGGACGCGCACGTCCATCACTAGAACGAGCCATAGCAGTCAATACGACAGCCTCAAGAGGATTTGTCGGATGCATAGTTAAATCACGTAGGTCACGTAGAAGAGCGCCCATGTGACGAAGTAACTCGCCCCATTGTTGCATCTTCATCTGTTCGTTTCCTGCGATTGAGTCCATGCATTTGACCTGTAGTTCAGAGATTGAGTCAATAATCAAACTCTTGAACTGATGTTTTCCTAGTTGTAGCCATTGATATGTCTTGAGAACGGTATCGTAGTCACGGACGGTGACAACACATGTATCCCATGTTCCATCTGCAACAGGAGGTTCCTCGCGCAGTGGATCCCAGTATTTGACGACTATAGGTAGGAATCTGTGCCCACCTTCGACGTCAAGCATTAGACGGGGATACGGTGCTGTGACAGCAAAGGTTGATTTTCCAACCTTAGACTCTCCATACACCATCATCGTGAGAGATCGTTGTACTTCTGACATACGTCACTCACTTCCTTTCTTCTCTTCGGTTCCGTAGTATCCATATGGATCACCTACATCGAACATTTCACTGATTGCTTGTTCGGCGGCGCTTCCGTCGTCCAACAAAGGGCATACAGTGAAAAACTGGCATTTCCATTTACAGTCGCGACTTGGTCTTGGATAGGCAACAAATCTATGATCTGCTCCTTTATCTAAACTATCGCGAACTCCAATTAAATCTGTTAAAACTCCATGAATACGCTGCCAAAATGAGCGCAAGGCAAACACGTTATGTCTTACCTCTATTTGATCGTAAAAAGGTGGACGTGCATTTGCTGATCTCTTTACCTTTTTAAGCATGGTAAAGATTCCACCCTCTGTTCGTTCACCGTCTTTATTTTGTGCAGTTTCCAACATCATGTAGGTAAGAATTTGTTCATTCATGTGTGCCATCGCACCAAAGTCAGTAAATGATCCGCCAACAGTCTTAAAGTCACGAAACATGCGAACGCCATCTGCCTTGCGACGAACGCGCATGTCAATTTTACCTTGTAGCTCAACGCGACCTTCAAGCAACGGCATTGAGATTATTTCCTCTGTAGAGATCATCTCAAGCTCTGAGTCAATTCCGTTTTCCTCAACCCACTGCAGATAGCCTTCAAGCATGATGCGCCCAAGCTCTGCCTCGGAATCAAGATCATATGTATCGCGGAATGAATCCTGTAAAGCCTTACGGTCTGCTTCAACCAGCGTAGCGTGAGCTTGTAATAGTGGAATGTCTTTTGAGTAGTAGTCGTCTAGTGCTTGGTGAATACGTGATCCAAGTGCAAGTGCACCTGTCATCTGCTGCATCTTAGGTTGAAGTCTGCGGTAGTAGCTAAGCCACCACTTGCGACGGCAGTCCTTAAATGTCTGCACCTCAGAGTTAGAGATGCGTATTGGTTCTGTCATAGGTTTCCTGCCTTATCGTCTTTTAGCAAGGTAAGTAGCTTATCCTTGTCACGAACAATTTGTTCAAAGTTATCTGCCTTTGTTTCAAGTACCTGTATGACGCGTTCCTCGATGGTTCCCTCTGTTACGTAGTCTGTAACGATGATCGAGTCGTGAATCTCAGATCCAATACGGTGAACACGGTCAAGCGCCTGCTTGTGATCTACAAGTGACCAAGGACGCTGCAACATAACAAGACGACGCGCAGTGGTAAGCGTTACACCAACTCCTCCTGCCTGTGCTGTAAAGAGAATCCACTTGATCTTGCCGGACTGAAAATCATCAATTGCCTGTTGACGTTCATCCTCAGTTTGAGCACCTGTGATTAAACCGTGTTGGATTCCCTCATTTGTCATCTGCGCACTTAAAAGTTCGATAAGCTGACGTGATACCGCACAGACTGCGACAGAGTCATTTCCAAAGTCACCGCTTTTAATGTCGTCCATCAATGCGTCAACCTTACATGAAGGCTCTGATAAAATTGCCTTAATCTCTCCTGTGTTTTCATTTGCAGTCATCTCTGCGTAGGAACTTGCAAACTGTAAAAGACGAATTGTCTGTGTAAGCGCAGACGGCGCAGTTATTGCATCACCGTTTTCAAGTTCTGCTATCATCATGTCACGCATTTGACCGTAAGCCTTTTCCTGCTTGGTACTCATCTCAACATCACGACGTTCAAACATCATTTCAGGAAGCCAAGGAAGTACCTTTGCCTTTAACATGCGACGCATGCGTGGATGTATCGCCGCATAAAATTCCTGTTCCATGTGAGGCTTTACACCTAAAACCATCATGCCGCCAAAGGCGTTTAGCATTGTGTTGATCATACGGTCAACCCAACGTGTCTTGCTTGGCCATTCCTCTGGACTTAACCAGTGAAGAATTGACCAGAGATCTAAAACGTCATTTGCAATTGGTGTTCCTGTAAGCGCAAACCTAAAACTTGCGTCACCAGTAGCAGCCCATAGAGCACGTGTTTGCTTTGACTTAGGTTCCTTTGATCTGTGAATTTCATCTGCAACTACAGCTCTAAAATCTATTCCGTTTAACTCGCGTGGGTGAACCTCACAGCGATTTTCTGATATTTTTTCATCGTGACCTCCACAGGACTGACAGCGAGATAAGGCGACTGATCCGTATCCTGCTAAACGCGAGTGTGCCCTTAGGCTTTCCCAGTTTATTACAAATACGTCCGCTGCCTCATCAAACTGCTTGCGTCTTTGTCCTGCGGATCCCTTGATTACCTGCACGGTAACGTCAGGCCACCACTTTGCAAACTCGCGTTTCCAGTTTTTCTTTAAGGTATTAGGACAAACTATAAGCGCAGGAAAAACCTCGTTACCTTCCTCCTGTAATTTCTTAAGCGCACGAATTGCCTGAGCCGTTTTTCCTAAACCTGGCTCATCGGCAAGAAGGGCTCTACGCGCGGTCTTCAAAAACTCAACGCCTGCTCTTTGGTGCGGAAATAGGTCCGCGTTAGAGGGGTCCTCAAGGGTCTCTAGGTCACGTAAAGTATTCGCTGGGGTAATCCGATTGGACAACTCGTTGGTAGCCCACTCGGTCAACCTAGGGCCAATATTTAGGTCGTCTCTAAAGGTAGAACGAAGGGCTAGACAGGTTGCCCAGCTCGTTGGAACTGTCCACACGCTCGTCTTAGCATCCCACTTTGCACCAGGCAGACTTTTACAAAGTTCCTTAAAACGCCACTCGGCGTTGATTACTACGTGCTTGCCTGTTTCGTCAAGCTCTACTGCTACTGGCACCTAAAACCAATCCTTTCGTCGTTAAGTCGTTATACTAACAGGTTTTGATAAAAAAGAAACTACATTTTGACCTAGTATGTAGTTTTTATTGAAGTAGGCGTATAGGCTTCCATCCTAGCTTCACACAGCGCAGAAGACCGTGGCGTATGGCGTCAAGCGCGTGGCCTTCGCCACCCTTGTGCCAGTACTCAAGCTTCTTCAACTTACTGTTATCAAACATTCCCTTGGCATCTGAGGGAGATTGAAAGTAGATGTCATCAGGTTTTCTTCCTATGTCAATAAGGCACTGCTTTAGAATACCAATTTGCTCAAGGGAAAAAGGAGCCTGGGTATTTCTTACAGTTTGTGCGTTTATTACAAACCTTTCGCATACAACGTCCGCGTCAGGATATTCCTTAAGAGTTTCCCTTATCGGCGTAGCGTACTCAACCTGTTGAACCTCACGTGCCCAAGCTAAGACTGGCTCCTCGCCAGACTTAAGTTGAAACAACGCTAAACCTGTTGCTTTCCCTGGGTCAACTGCCAAGATCATCTTCATCTGTATTTTTCACCCCAGTTTTCCAATGGACCATCGATACCTGCAGTTAGCGGAACATCCCAGCCGTCACTTGTAGTCATGCACTGCTTAACTATCTTCTTTATTTCCTCGACATCCTTACGTGGAGCGTTAAGAACAATTTCATCGTGTACTGGAACGATAAGCAGCTCAGTTAAATCTGCCTGATCTAACTTAACTAGGTTAGACTTAAATATCTCGGCAGCTCCTCCTTGAATTAGGTAGTTTACCAATGTATAAACTCGGTCATCGTCGCAAGGTAGTCTGCGACCTGTCCATGTATATACATATCCTTGCCCTTCTGCCTTTACACGACGCATACCTGCGTCTTCAATTTGTCTTTGAAAGTGAGCCATTCCTGGAAAGCGTGTGTCAAACGCATCTGACACAGATCTCATCTGCCCTTCAGGTACTCCAGCTGTAAGCGCCTGCTTAGATACACCAGCTCCGTACAAACGACCGTAAACCGTTCCCTTGATGAGGTTACGACGCTTATCCGATCGCTGTAAACTAGGATCGTTGTAGATTTCTCGACCAATTTCCGTAAACGGATCTGACCCGGTAGCGTCAGCTCTGTTGAATAGACTGATGAGGTTTGGATCTTGTGATAAAGAGGCGAACATACGAAACTCGACCTGATCAAGGTCTGATGTGACAATGACATGTTCCTCGTCCTTCGGTATAAAGGCGGTGCGGACGGTGTCGTCACCCTTTGGCAAGGTCTGCAGCGCTGGGTTTTGTATTGACATGCGGCTTGTGCGAGCTCCAAGTGTCTTTACGGACGGGTGAACTACTCCGTTTACGTTTTCACTTAGAAAATTAGAAAAATACGTGTTTGCAAGTTTGTCAGCCTTGCGTTGCTTCAACACAATCTCCGCTA